TGATGTCTCCTTCTTCCTTCCAGAGCTTTCCATCGTCCTTGTAGTATGGGTGGTCTGTATATTGGGCTGTGATAAAACCAAGATCGTGTGGTAGCGGGGGGTATAGCGTATGATGTGCCAGCATAGTGTCGAAGTAATGTCCGTGACAACGGATGCGGTCCTTGAACCATAACCAAGTAGCGTCATACATCCCATTCTGTGTGATGAAAGTTCTCTCCTGATTGCCCAAGAGCGACGCAATAGCCAGTCTGATCTCCCGTTCCTCCGCACATGTGTAGTGATTTTCCCCTTGCGAACGGAAGTTGATACATATCCCGATGTCATTGCTCGGCGCGAAACCAATACATGCTGTCTCGTTAGCCATTGTCTCAATGTCATACGCGATCGGTTGGCGTAGAGTATTGAGCCAGCGTAGACTATCAAGTGCCTCCGTTGCTGTGGGATTAATAAGGTAAGCAATAGGTGGCACTGAGAATGTCCCATCAAGTATCCTCTTGATCTTACCTAAGTCCATACGGAACACGATTTCCATTCGTGGTTCACGCATTACGTGGGCTGGATTGTAGGTGGCCAAGCACTGCACTCGATTGCCGTGAAGGTCAATGGGGAATACCGAGCCCCTAGCCTTGGTAATGCTACCGAGACCCACGAGTGCATCAAGGGCGTACCCGCCAAGAGCCACAACCGTGCGCAAGTTGGGCAATCGTCCAAGCTCTTCCCAAAGTATATGACGCCAATGGGTCCGTTCCTGCCGCGTGAGTGTAATCTTTTCTTGTCGCTCACCTATCTCGTGTCCTTCTGCTGCGGATACCAGCTTTCTCTTGACGACATTGGTGATGTAAACATCGTTCCTCGTAAGTTTATCTTTACGGAGGATGTCCCAGAGGAATTTCCCAGATCCCCCAATAAGTGGAACTCGCTGTTGTAGCTCACGTTCGCCCGGAGCTTCAGCAACAATAGCAATAGGACTATTGATATTACCACCTGCACCGCAATCAAAGCTAAGCCCACCAGCACTAACAGCAGCAGCAAGCTCATGGTTCATCTCCGCTATGGAGCTAACAGGTGCTATCATCATTGCTTGATCCCTTCTCATACCACACTACGGTATCAGTCCCACTGATCTTGTCGAGTAGCAAAACCAGTCCAGGTAGTTGGTCGGGAGGTAGTCTGGGATTGTTTATCATGTGCAGTATACATTGGGATAACTTGATCCGCTCATTGTCACTTAGCTTCTGCATCACGCTTCTCCGGGAATACTGCATCAGCTACCATGCGTGCATTGCGTTCTGTTGGCATTGGCTTAAGACAACATGGGCAGTGTGCTACTGTTACGTCACGGTAGAAGATCGTCCAACTATCCAATGTGCGTTCGATGAATAGGCCGTCATCGCGTGTTGTCTCGTTCACCCAACCCATTACATGCCTCCAAAGAACACGAGTGCAGTGAATATGCCTGCTACTGCTACATGGATCAGTATGATTTTCATGTCGCCTCACAAAGAATAGGCCGGGCTGTTACACCCGGCCAGATGTTTATCGCATTGCTCGTGTAAGCACATGCGCTGCAAGGCGTCGCTGCTTGCGGTTCAGGCGGACTTCATCTACGTCCTCGTTTTTTGTCACGACGCTCAACGTAGGGTGCGATTTCTTTTTCTCCTCTTTAGGAGGAGTGAGTTCAAGTTTTGGTTTGTCCTCTTTGTATGACTGTGGATTGTACCGTAGCCAATCAGGCACCTGCACAAGAAGTGCATTACCTTGTATGTCGAATTCAATTTCAGCTATTGGTACACTATCATCGTTGAGAACATAATGCTTCAGCTTACTATACTGGATGCTAGTTGAGAATGACTGGCTCTTGTTCTTCTCTGCGCCTAGTGCGTATCCATTCTCTGGATCTTCTTCTAACAACCAGAAGCCTGCATCCTCGCCAACACCTTCATTGATTGACATCTTAAAGGTGACACGCTTCTCACCCTCTGTGATTTTCCAGCCGAGTTGCTTTACGAGAGCAACAGTCATTGCTACGTAGACTGATCTACCTGTCTCATTTCTGTATGAGCCTAATCGTATAGCTGGCACAACGTTTACAGTGTTACGATGAGTTCCACCTGGTCCTTTGGTTATCTTTACGAATGCCATTACTAGCCTGCATATTTAGTTGACTTTGCCATGCTGTGTGCATCGAAGAACACTGTGCAGTGTTGTCGTGCTCGTGTCACAGCGGTGTAGAAGTTACGCCTGGATTGTCCCCAGGTCGTATGCTTATTGATTATATAGCATACATGGTTCACCTCACTCCCTTGCATCTTGTGTGTCGTCAGGACATAGGCGTGATCTATGTTGCGCCGTGGGTCCTGCTCTATCACTGTGCCATTCTCTCGCACTGTGATTACGATTGGCGGTATCGTCACAACACGATCGCCAAAGTCTATGTCCACACTGCCTTCCATGTGGTTTATGTCGCACACGATGCCCACTTCACCATTGAATGCGAAGCTCTCACCTGTGCCATCGAAGTCATATGTGTTGGCTGTGTAGACTACCTTGCTGCCTATCTGCACGCGGATCGGTGGTACATCTTTGTTTGATTGCTTGTATCGTGGCAGTTCGATGTATGGTTCTGCACGTTGCCAGAACATGGCTTGTATTACTAGGTTAAGCTTCTGTGTGCCAATCCAACTACGGTTCATGCATGTGACTATTTGATGGTCCGTATCCGCGTAAGAATGTCCTTGTTCGCCACACACTCTGACGAATTGCTGCACGTCAGCGACAGGGTTATCTGTCTGCCTGAGCGTGAAGTCTCCACTTGGACGGGGCACCCTGCCTTGCAGTATGAGTGCGCCGTTACGAGCAATTCCGCTGCCAGCATCGTGTCGATGGATCGTGTCGAGTGTGATCCCGCCAAACTTCTGTAGTGCATTCTGGAATGCCGATGGTTGCTCATCCAACCTCCTATCTGACTCGATTGGTTTGAGTTGGTTCACATCACCGAACATACAGATACGTGCACCAGACTTCAATGCATCTATGAGGTTGCGATTGATCTCTTGGTTCACCATCGCATACTCATCGCACAGTATGGTGTCGTATTCCATCGGCTTCATACGTGTGTATCGTGGACCAGTCGATACTTTGATTGTTTTCTTCTCGCCTGTCACATCGTCTTCTACTTCCCAATCACGTGGCATACCATAACCCAACATGCGATGATTGGTCATCGCTTGTAAGCCTGTCGCTTCACGTATGCGCTTGGCTGCTTTGCCTGTTGGTGCACTGCTCTGCACCACGTATCCATTTGCTGTTAGTCGTCTAGCGACTGCACGCATGATGACTGTCTTGCCTGTGCCTGCCTTACCAGTCACCGCTACGACACGTTTGTCTATGTTACAACATGCTGCTATGGCTTGCTCTTGCACATCGTCGAATTTGATTTCACCAGGAAGACCGAACAGCTCGTTTAGATCAGTGTCGGACATTGCAGTTCCTTGCACACCGAATGGAGGATATGAGAAAGGCCACTGAAACAGTGGCCCTTCATGTTACGCACGAATTGTGTGGGGAGATTATGCGGCTGCTGCTGGAGCATCCGTCTTGCGCTGTGGCTGACGTGGACCAGCAGGCACAATGAAGCGGAGATAGAACGCATTGTTATGCGCACCCTCTTCCATCGCTTCCATCACCTTCTCTGCACTGCGTTCGACAGCTACGATTTTCACACGCCGCTTGTCGATTTGCTGCGGTTGTCCGTCGTCGCCCATCACTTGCAAGATGACGAACGCTGGCTTCGGTTGAGATGCGGTGCGGGTCCGGCGCTTCTTGGGAGCAGCTTGAACTACGTTGTCGCCCGTAGGCTGCGGGGCCTGAGCCATAAGATATACTTCCTCCATTATTAAGATAAGTGTAGCACACATAGAGTAATATGTCAACCCCATGTGTGCTACGCATATACACCTTACGGAGCGAGAATGCGAGCGATTTGTGCGCGGTTCTCGCCTTCATATTCTTGGTGAGTGATCTCCACTGTCGCAGTCAGACCCATGAGCGTGTTGAGGTCAACCTTATTTGACAGCGGTGCACCGATCCGCTCAAGGAACTGACGCATACGGAACCTGTTACGTCCAGTGTCCTCTGTCTGGATGCGATTGTAGTGTAACTCTGTCCCTTCTGGATCGCCTTCTGTGTAGTCAGCAGGGTAGCTCTCTGCGTTGATCCTGAACACGACATTGAGATACTTACCACCAGTATTGTTGCTGATCTTCTCGGCACAGCCAATGATCTCAGCAGGGTATGGTCCGGGTGGTAGTGGCACCGGCGGTTCGGCTTGAGCCAAGTCACTTCCGTATTCAAGAATGCTCATTCGACCTTGATCCTCTCAGTGGATAGGACTATCTAATGCACAAGCCATTACGGCTTGCCATCTTACTACGCTTGCAGAAGGGATCAACTCGACCCGCTATGGAAATGTAGCGGGTCATTTTTTCGTTCCTCCTTTCGTTGTTGTAGCCTTACCAACAGACGGCAGTGGTATCTTCTTACCCTGCCCTTCCTTCCATGCAGTCCACCAATCAGCTATGCCTTCACCGATCAATGTGTCTGCATCGAAGTGCCAAGGGAACTGTGGCTTATCAGCATTGAACATGCGTGTCTTCATCGGCACATAACGTGAGTGTGGTCGCACACTGATGGTTCGTTGCTTACCATCGGTATCTCGTAGATGCCACACCTCGTTGATCCGTAAACCTATTTGATTGGCTAGGTTTGTAGACAAGATCATGGTGATGTTAGTCACGTTCCCATCGTCATCACGTTCTGCACTGCCTTCGTGTGTAGTGAAGATGATGTTACGTCCACACTTGGCAGTGACTGCAAGCATGGTAGTGGCTACGCCCAACACGATAGCATTGCGGAATGCGTAGCCTGCCATACTCGGTGCCTCCATGGACACCTTGTTGCGTGTTGTCTTGTTCTGATTGACTGCCTCCTGTAGTGCATAGTGTGCAAACATCGTCATGCTGTCGAAGATGACAGTCTCAACGTCAGGATGTTCGGTAAGGTATCGCGTGAGACCGTAAGGGTCAGGCTTTCGACACTCCCCGACAACAGTGATTGGATTAACTTTGTAAAGTCTGAGAACCGATACATCTGCTCTATCTGCAAGCGATAGTTCTCCGTCTGGATCGAAACAGAGTAAGAGCTTTCGTCCAGGTCCAGTCGAAGCAAGCACTGTCTTCCCTGATCCGGCTGGTCCCCATATAAGTCCTGCAAATCGTTGATCTGCGGCATGCGGTTCCTCCAGTCTGACACCACCAAGTGTTATGCTCACTCTTCATCATCCTCCTCTAGCTGCATATCTATCAGTCGTGCATGTATGTCCCACAACATCTGCAAGCAGCACAGTGCAACACGCTTGGTGTCAGGATCGGTGAGCTTGTCGATCATGTCGCATGTGTGGTTGTAGAGTTGTTTGAATTCAATCTCGTCCATCACTATCCTCGACATAGTTACAGGTGATCGTCTTCGGGTCGATGTCGTAGATGCGTAGTCTACATTGACCATTTACATTGATCCATAACTTCCATGCTGTTGGTTGTGATCTGTCTAGTAGGACTTCGATAGCCTCTGGCGCTTTCATGTCTGTCATGCGTGCACCATTGTCCCAGCTACTCATTGCCTACTCCATCTAGTACTAGCTTGTTCAAGGGTGACCATTCATCTGTTACCATCTCCTCCATGATGGCTCGTTGTTCATCGTCATCGCCATAGCAGAACGGTATCAATGCACACGGTCTGAAGTATCGGTTGCATGAATGAGTATAGCGGGGTGAGTTGATCGGATCGTTGTGGTATAGGCGAGCCAACGTGATCGTATGCACGAGCCAAGCCAACCACCGCTTGATGTGGTGCTGGTGTCGTTGCATTGGCTCCTTTAAGAAGCCACCATAATCATACGTCTTAGGTAGTGGTATGGCAAGCCCTAATACTTCGCAGTTACTTACTACTTGTTGTGTGAATACGCTAGCTGCGACACAATATCCTGTATACTGGTGATTGATCTGTTGGCTCATACTCCAAGCATCGTTCAATCGACTGGCGGTTTTATTATCATGGACAGTGAGACGTTGCAGCCCGTCATAGTGTATGCCGTCGATCCGTCCTGTAAGACGAAACTCAATGGGGCTATCTCCACCGTAGATCCTGATAACCGTGTCAAAAGGGATCTCAATTCCGACGTCAGTTGTAGGGTCAGTTGCGTTTCGTATCCATACGGGATGGTCATAGCGCCACCGATTGATATAAGCAAACGCTGCTTCTTCGAGGTTGGACATTGTTCGTCGCTTGTCTCGTGGGTCGTCATGAAATCCTCCTGTGTCTAGCACAGCTATTGCACCACGCTTGCATACTTCGCTGATGTCTGTTGCACCATGTGTCTGTTCGGTGATGTGTGTCAGTCGTTCCATACCGAACAGACGTGTTCCGTGATAGCGATATAACGCACTCAAGTAATCGTCTGGCTTACCACCATCTTTCATGTGTTGCATCATACTTGCCAGACGCACAAACGAGAACACTTCATGCATGGCTGATCCAGCTTCGAGTGCCATACTACGGCCCTCTGCTTTTACAGTCTTATGCATTTGGTATCGGAGAATACCCCAAGTTGGGCAGGTGTTGATTGCGGCTAATTTGGTATGGTCGTAGGTCTCTAGGGCAAGATCCGCATCAGTCGCCATGCGGCACTCGCATGTGTATTCAATCGGTATCATCCTTGTTGCTCCGATCCCGTTGCATCTGCTCCATCTTATCCTTTAGAGCATCACCAAACTGGACCATCTTCGCAACTTGGTCAACACATTGCGACAACAGCTCTACCATCTCGCGTTGATGTTGTCGCACTTCTGCGAACTCATCAAAGAACATCTCTAACGTAGTGACTACGCCTTGCTCGTAGCCATACTCTTTGATGTTTGCACGTAAGTCTCGTGCACGTGTCGGTGCATGTCTAATCGGCATCTGTCTCCTCTCCTACCTCCAATCTTGCAGCCATTGCCAACAGACGACACTTGTGGACTAACTTTTCCACCTTCGCGTCTTGTTCTTCTAGTCTAGTCAATGCTTTACGTGCAGCAAGCATTGCACGCTCTAGCTTAAGGAATGCTTCGAGACGCACACTGTCTGCTTTGACTTGAGCGGCAGCCTCCAACTGCCGCACTTTGGTTAGACGACGCTCACGGATGCTAGTCAACCACGCATCTAGTTCGTCTACATGAAGTTGTGTGATCGTAGCGCGTTCTGTAGGCGTGTCGTAGTCTTCAGGATCAGTCTCCATGCAATACCATCCGCTCTTCCTGTTCCTCCTCTGCTCTTATGATCTTCTTGATACGAGCACGTGCTCTACGATGTGACCACTGTAGCGATGGTGCTTCACCGAGATACACTAAGTCGCCATGGTATACTTGCCATCGCCATTGTTTGTCGGGATCAGCATCACGCTGGTGTATGATTAGGTAGTGGTGATTGAGATAATAGCCTGCCTCTTGCTTCGGTTTGATTGGCAGTGATATTACCTTCATTGACTTCTCCCCAAAATAAAAAAGCCACCATATGAGCATGTCACATGGTGGCTTAGTTTGTCAAGATAACGTTACTTGTCTTCTCGTGCCCATGATCCAACAAACTGATGGGCTGGTGGATTAA